ACGGAACTCGTCAAATGCTTTAGCTGATGCATCAGCGTTTACAATATCGCCCTGCTTATCAACACTATCTGTGGTAGCCCATCCAGAAACAATGCGTCGTTCCTTGTCTACCTTAGAAATCGGCATACGAACGGAAATGTTGTTGCCGTCTGTACTCCAATAAGCTTTTTCAAATGTAGCCATATCAAATCCATTATATACTATATTTATAGTATTTTATCACAATTTAATAAATTATTGTGATGATCTGCCTTCTCCACCTGGATTTCTTCCAGTTTCTGTGGTAGAAGAATCAGTTGCATTGTTTTGTCTTTGTGTATCTCTTTCTCTGTTCCCTGTAATTTGTGCACGAGATTCTGCTCTTTGTTGCGCCGTTAATTCAACTGGTGCCTGACCTCCGTCACGAACGGGCATCCCCATTCTCTCTCTAACTTCATTAGGAACAACTACCTGAGTCTTTAGATATCTTTCATCAATCTGGCTTTGTGTATTCTCATCTGTTAGCGTAAATTCGTTTAGCTTAAAATTAAACATATCTGTTTTTTCTTTAATAATTTTGTTAATAAGCTTTTCTAAACTTCTTTGTGCTGGTCTTGCTACTTGTTCTTTAAATGTACGATCAGATGCTAGTGCTGCCGCAATAGACATTCCTTGACCGCCACCTACCTTAGAAATTGGTGTTTGATGAGCCATTAGAATATCTTCACGATTTGACTTTCGATACTTTTCAAAAGAACCCTCTTGAATGCCGTTCTCAATTGGGTCCATATTGAACTCTACCTTGTTGTCCCCCGTATCTCCTGGCAATGGAATGTAGAGCGTTCTATGATTCTGCCCCTTTAATCCTGACTGTAGGAACCTAAACAATTTATCTTCTGCATCAACGCTTAGCTTTGCTCCCTTAAGAGTAACAATGTACCTTGGAACAGCCTTATTTTCAAAGTAATCAATGTTGTATCTACCCGCCAGAGTGTCTCCCACTAGGGAGGTTGCTGCAGAAAGAATATCTGGAACACCATAATAGCTATTACGAGGGGTGTACTTTTTAACATGAATTAACTCGTTTGGGCGAGGGTCAGTAGTTACATTGTTTGGGGTGTTTGGTTGCTGAAAGTTTCTAAAGAATACGGTGCGCTGATTTACGATCTGAATATATCCATCACGTTCTCTTCTTACACGAATAGTTGTTGATGGGATATGACCAACGTAACCAATTTCTCCAGAAGTTGTTCTACCGATTTCAATATATCCATTACCAGTTGCCTCTACATCTGTATAAACCTTTTCTAAAACATGTGTGAGAGTGTCTTCATCATTTAAGTCATCTAGCCACTCCATAACCATAGACTTTGCTCTGTTAGCTTTTCTTTGAGCACGCATTCTTTGTTGGTCATCAGATGCCTCTTCAATCTTGTCCATTAAACCACTACTTGGCTCTAGTTGATATCCAAGACCAACGATGTTTGACACCTTTGCATTTACTGCTGCGTGGTTGGCAAAATTTGTTTCATAAAAATTAGCAAGCTCATCAAGGTTGTAGGGCGGTACTATAACATCAAAAAGTCCGTAAGCGGTTGCAATATCCATATCTGGTATTAACTGCTTTGACTTTGCCCCATCATCTCCAGTCCATACCTTGTTTAGTCTGGACACACGACGCTTAAAGTTTGGGTGAATACCACTATAAGACTTTAACGTTTCTCCATCAACATTGAAGGGGTCAGATTTTGTAACCTTGCTTATTTGAGGATTATCAATTCTTGCCCTACCATCGTAATCATTCTCCATGTGCACTAATCCCCTTTGCTGCATCATTCCACGCGCCAAGATCCGTTTCGCTAGGAATGTATCCTTCCCTCATTCTGTCTATTTGTTCTGAGTATTCTTCATCGCTGACTCTTCTTACTCCAGCCTTAAACTCTGGCTTTCCGTCTGGAATTCCATAATAAGCAGCAGCCTTGGTTATCTTTAATATAGCCTCAATATCACCATTACGAGCAGGAATATTCATTACATTACCATTGCCGTCACCAGCTAGCTTACCATTTGGCAGCTTCCAAACATATATTCCATGCTCTCCCTGCTTTTCTATTACACTTAGTCTTGGTTCGGAAGAGTTCATGTCAACAATTGTACCATAATTAGGCCGACTCAATTAGTTTTGAGCAACCGCTAGGTCACCAATATCAACTATTTCACAAGATCCTGCAACACAACTTAGCTCTTGCGATCCAGTAGTACCGTCCGATGTTTCATAAACTGTGAGCATTTCCCAGGGGATATTGGTTGGCATTTTCTTTACTGCCTCCTGGTATTCCTCTTTAGAACATGCCTGGTATGGTGCTTGCTTATAAGTATGCTCCGATGCTGGCAAGAAAGAAACGCCGCCAATTTCATCAAAGTTATCGTATACCCATGCACCTACCTTCATCCAATCATCTTCATGAACGTTGATGGTTACAGATGGATTATGCTCTGTCCAATGATTACGATAAATCTTCCACATTTCTAGATGATCAATTGCAGAAATATCTTCTGTTACCGTAGCACCCTTTGGAGCCTTAATTGGAAAGTAAAAAACAGTGGTGTCATTTGGCTTCATAACATCTGGCTCATTTGGAATTCCACAATCCTTCAAGAATACGGTTAGTGGATCTTTGTTATCTCCACGAACAGATCTGATGTAATATTCTGAATACCATGGGTGAATTCCGCTTGATACGCCTGTTAGTTGCGATACTGTACCGGAAGGCTTAACGCAAGTTACAGACATTGACTGGTTGATTCCAAGTTTTTCTGCCTCAACCCTATTTGTCTCAACCGCTGTTTCACGCAAAGAGTCAAGTAGTTTTGCCAATTTTGTTGTACCTGTAGAAGTTAATTTGCTTCCATAAATTCCTGTGAGTGAAACCCCAAGGAGTCTTTCTTCCTCGCAATATCTTTCCATGACTTACGAATATATTTAAAATTAGTAAGAGTTGATTGCCAGGTTCCAAAAATGGAAGCAAGCTCAACCTTTTTCTTTAGACTATCTTCTGTGTCATCTGCCTCAATAACAACCTCTGTAAGATTACAAAATTCATTAGGACGCAAAAGAATTTCTCCACAAGGATTTGTTCCCGCTACCTTAGAAGAATCGCGGCGACCAAAACTATCAATGTGCTTGCGAACGCTATCAAGGTTATAAATACCTCTTTCCCCTGATTTTGATTCGTAGAGATTTCTCCACTCTCGTAGGAACTGCGCCGTATTTGGCTTCATGTTATATGTGGCAGAGTTGTTTGCTAGTGCTCTTTGTCCCTCTGTTTCCCACCAATTTCCACTCTTTGCCTTTGCCATTTCAAAATCGTCAAGGTTGGATAGTGAGATGAGTGCGGAGCGACGAACGCCGCCTACAACAACCACTTCTCCTACTTTACACATAATATCGTGTGCTTCAATTGGCTTTAGTCTGCGTCCTGCAGCATTGCGAAAGATATCAACAGTAAACTGAAAGAGTGCGTGTAGTGGTTCTGGACCTGATGCACGACCACCAAAAGTCTTGAGCCTTGCCCCTGCTGGACGAATCTTGGACATATCCCAATTAGGAATTTGCCCCTGGTATAAAAGTGCAATCAATTCCTTGTAAGCCTTTGCCCATCCAAGCTTTGAATCTTCTACAACAATAGTTGTTGCTGTTGGAAACAATTGCTCTGCTACTGTTGGCATGTGATCAGTATATTTTTGCTCAACACTGAAACCCACACCCGTCCCATTCATCAAAATATACATTGCTTCATCAAAGGCCCTTGGGCTATCGACAGCAATAAAGGAGCAGTTGTATGCCGCAATATGATCTCGCTCTAGTGCTGGTCCTGCTGTCATAAGTGCACGCATGGAGGGCATTATTTGATGATTTAAAATAGCATTTCGCATATCGTCAAAGATGGTGTCGTCTTTCTTGTAGTCATAATTTTCTACGAGATAAGACTTCATGAAGTTTATAAGTCTATCGACTGTTTCCACCCATGTCTCTCGTCTGTTTTCGCTTTCAATCCACCTAGCGTAGCGGCTGATATGAATAAAATTTCTGTAATGGTCTTTTATAGACCCATTATCGTTAATGAGAGACAATAAAAACACTTCCTTTGGTAGAATTATATGTAGGTTACAATTCTATCAGATCTTTAAAAGGAGTCAAGATGCACATTACAATTCAAGAGGTACACACTTATAACAATTTAGTAAAGGCTGGCGTGGAGGAACCACTAGAACTGCCTGGTTGTGACACAAGTGAATTTGGGGGACTGGTGGTACCTAGACTTGATGAGAATAATCGTGTATACTTTCATG